GTTTAAGCATAACGAACATCAAATTGAAGAATGCCGTGCGCTAAGTCACAAACTTGAATTTAAAAAATTCACAACCAAGCATACTAGTCGTTTTAAAGATAACAAATTTCATGTATTGGACGAAACCGGCAAGACTGTTAATATTCTTTATCCTACTAAACTTAGCACTTCACATACAGTAAATGTGTTGTCAGTATTACCAGCAGAGATACAATGCAAGGCAAAGAAATATAGTCAACTATACATAAGTGCAGACGGAGGAGTTAGTCCGTGTTGCTGGTTGGATTTTTCCTGGCAGTTGCCTAACCAGGACAATAGAATAAATTATATGGATAAAATTGGAGTTTATCCTAACCTAAATAAACAGTCGTTAATAGATATATTTAATTCTGGTTTCTTTAGTAAGATTGAAAGTACCTGGTCAGCCGTTCCTTTAATGGAATGCGGCAAACAATGTGGACATTTTGATAAGCTAGGAGAGCAATTTGTTAGTTGATACAGAACACTTACATCACTGGATGCAAGCCATAAGACAAAGCCCAGATCCTATGAGGACCATGGATGCATTCTGGTCTGGACAACTTAAAAGCAAAGAATGGTTGATCTCAAATTTAAGAAAACACATTAATAAATTTGTAGGTATTGATATACATGGTGGCTGGGTTGGTGTACTAGCCAGTATGTTGTTCCAAAGTGATATCCCTATTATTAATATTCGTAGTGTTGATATTGACCCTACCTGCGAATCTATTGCAGTTAACATGAACAAGATTGAAGAAATGGTTGGCAAGTTTCGTGCTGTCACAGCAGACATGTGTGCTCTTCGCAGTGATGCAGATGTCATTATCAACACCAGTTGTGAACACATAACACAAGACCAATATGACATATGGTTAAGCGGAATGCCACATAGCAGCCTACTAGCATTGCAAAGCAATAATTATAATATAGATGAACATGTTAGGATTGCTAACAGTTTAGAAGAGTTTAAAAAACAATGCCATCTGGACAATATTTTGTATGCCGGGGAACTTGATTTGCCGTTGTACAAACGATTTATGATTATAGGAAAACAATGATAGAATTAGGGTTAGTTAAATGGTATAATGACGCAAAGAGATACGGGTTTATTAAAGCAGACTCGGATGGAGAATCTATTTTGGCACAGAGTCATTCTATTGTGGAAGAACCAAAGACTTTGAGAGAATTTCAACGTGTAACTTTTGAAAGATATGTAACTGATAATGGCCTAGAAGCACGTACTATAAATATCGCCATGAACCCAGATTTATCGATTTACGAACACGAAGTTATATCATTGAAAAAACAACGACTTCATCTTTCTTCATTTGTAGGACATGTCTTATTAGTGGTTAATACTGCCAGCCGATGCGGACTTACACCTCAGTACGAAGGATTAGAAAAATTATTTCAAAAATATAAAGATAAAAAATTTACAATCCTGGCATTTCCGACAAACAATTTCGCAGGACAGGAGCCTAATACAAATGCCGAAATTTTAGATTTTTGTGAGACAAATTATAATGTAAGTTTTTATGTTATGGAAAAATCAAATATTGTAGAACAGGATAGTTCAAGCCCTGCACAATTCGCCGAAACTGCACCTAGAGAAATAAATTCTTTTTATAAAGACCTTGCCACCAGAACAAATGTTTTACCGCAGTGGAATTTCCACAAGTATCTAATTAATCGTACGGGTTCTATTATTAAAAGTTTTGATCATTTGACTCAACCAGACAATGATGTATTAATTAACGCAATCGAAGAATTTTTGGATAGTAACGTATGAAAATATTAATGACTGGATCATCGGGATTTATCGGATCTCACTTAGCACCACTTTTAGAAAAAGACCACACAGTTCATCATCTCAAAAGCGATCTAACAGATCACAAGAGTGTTCAGCTAGAAGTAGCTTCTGTACAACCAGATATCATTGTGCACCTAGCTGCACGTACAGAAGTAGAACAAAGCTTCTATGAACAAATTACCTTTAGTGAAATAAACTATATAGGAACAGTTAATTTAATTGAAGCAGCCGCCTCTGTTAAAAATTTAAAGAACTTTGTGTTTGCTAGTACTATGGAAGTTTATGGTTGGCAACCTATTAGTGATACTGTAAAAAATGGCGCCATACCTAAAGTATTTGAAACATTTGATGAGAACACTCAGCCTAACCCCAATGCTCCTTATTCTGTAGCCAAATATGGATGTGAGAAATATTTAGAATACGCTTACAGATGTTATGGATTGCCATTTACTGCTATACGTCAAACAAACAGCTATGGTCGTAAAGATAACAAGTTTTTTGTTACAGAACAAATTATTAGTCAGATGCTAGAAAATTCCAAAGAAGTAAATCTTGGATATGCTGAACCATATAGAAATTTTATTTTTATTGACGACCTATTAGATGCTTGGATTACAGTTATTACAAATCCTGATAAAGTAAACAGTGGACTAATACTTACTATTGGTCCTGATGCTCCTATAAAGATTAGGGATTATGCACAAAAAATTGCCAAAAAATTAAACTGGCAAGGAACGATTAATTGGGATACTAAATTGTTCAGGCCTGGGGAGATTTACTGGCTTAATAGCAATCACAATCTAATAACTAAATTAACTGGATGGTATCCTAAAGTCAGTTTAGACGAGGGGCTAGATCAAACTATTAAAATCTGGAAAGAAAAATATGATAGTAGAACATAAGTTAAACGATGTACCGAGAATATCTGTTTTTGATAATGTACTATCTGCTGAATTTTGTAGAGGTATGATAGAAAAACATTCCAATGCTGGAATGAATTCTAATTCTGGTTATCAAAGTCGTGTTGAGTCGTATGCCCAAGTTACAGAAGAAGTTGAAAATAGAGGAATTAGTCTAGGTGTTGATCCCTATGATTATGATATAATAGCAACAGCTATTGTTAATGTTGCTAAAATTCCATATTCTCACATAGAGGCTATTGATATTTACAACTATCACGAAGGACAGTATCTAGCTTATCATCACGATTACTGTTATGACCCTAGACAAATCAACTATTATAAAAACGGTGGCGACAGAGTTGGAACCGGTATTTTTTATTTTAATGATGATTTTGTAGGCGGAGAAACTTATTTTCCTAAATTTGATGTATCTATTACTCCTAAGACTGGTTCCTTTTTGTATTTTGAACAATGCTATGACGAAGCAACTAATTGGGACACAATACACGAAAGCAAACTAATTACCAAAGGAACTAAGTGGATCGCTAGTTGCTTTTTTAGTGATAGGCCTAGAGTAGGATGGTCTAGTAGAGATCATTTGTATGCTAACGGATAATTGGATTCCTTTTTACAAATATAATGATCAAGGTGTGCCTGGATGCATGTCTCAGCAAACCTATGAACCGTTAATAAATCCGGAAGGAACTGTATACTGTGCCAACTACGATCATAATAATCTGTATCAACGTAAATGGCAACCAGACCGTGTGGGTTACACTCAAGACATTGTTGAATATTTTTTTAACAAAGAAGTTGGATATGCACACAAATTTAGCAACAAGCTATGGGCGCCGGAAATTATAGATATAGATTATGTTAGCAAACGTATTTTTTATAAATGGTATGGGCCCACTTGCAACGAATTAATATATACAGGCAGAACTTTACCATCTGATTGGAAATTACAACTTCGAAATATCATGATGGATTGTTATAATGAAGGAGTTTACAAACTTACAATGTATCCACATTGTCATTACTATGATAACAGCGGAATTATGCACACGCTAGATATGTATGGGTGCGTTGAAGTAGATGATCCGTTTATTGAAGCAAAGTATATGGATGGGATAATTCACGAAACCGCTAAATTTAGACTAGACGAGACCGGACCTAAAAACAATAATAGATATGATTTAGAAAAAATGTTCTTCAATAGTTTATGCACCCACGTAAAATGGGGAGAATGCGATTTAAATTTTGTCTATCAAAATATAATTGGAGATAGCGATGAAATATATAGGTAACTGCGCAGATAAAATAGATTGGAATGAAGTAATTAAATTATGCCAAGAGAGCGTAACAGGAGATAGAAACACTGTGGTCTCTGTGGTTGAAAGATCCGAAGTTAATTTACAGAATCGAGAACCTATGCAGGCCAAGGTTTTATTGTCGGTAGCAGAACAAATAGCCAACGAACAATTGCTTCAAGAGTATAGAAAAGTGATAGGAGATTGGCGTGATGCTGGATGTGACCTGGATAAAATTTATTGGTATGATTACTATCCAGGGGATCATTATCCAGAAAGTATATCAGATACATTTGCTGCCATACTAGGAATTCGCCCATTAAGAGTTTTTGTAAGTGAAGTATATCCGGGTATTACAGTTCCCTATCACTGGGATGTAGAAGATAAGGGACCAGAATGGTTAAAAAAATACGGAATGCTTTATAGATATACCTGCTGTATAGATGTGCCGAGGGTCGGAAGTGTATTAATCGTTGACGATCATTGTTTATATGATTTTAAGCAAGGAGACATTTTTGAATGGGATAGTTATAGAAACTATCATTCAGCTGCCAACGGCGGCGAACACATACAGTATTATTTTCACATGTTAGGATATAAAATAAAATGTTAGAAAGAGTTGGTAACTGTTCAAAAATTATAGATTGGAACGAAGTTATAAAAGAGATTGCTGAACAACGACCGGCCTATATCGGACCTAGCCACAAGGAAGATGATCCAATTCCGGGCCTTAAAGAAGTAACAGATTTGTGGAAGCGTTCGGGATTCAAAACTGTTGCTGATGGTGGAACAGTGGAATGGGACATGTTTTTGCCTCATACAAATTTTAATATTTCTATCGCTGAAAAATTTTGTGAGTTTGTTGGATTGAAAACGTATACAAGCTGCTGGATTAGTAGAATAAATCCTGCACGTTGCTCACCTTGGCATTGGGATGTCCATGACGATGAAGTAAATTTATCTCAAAGAACAGACATAGTTCGATATCATTGTCATATAGGACAACCGACACACGGTCATGTTTTAATAGTAGATAATTTTTGTTTATATAAACAGCCTCAGGGAGAAATATATAAATGGCCATCTAGAACAACTTGGCATTGCGGATTAAACAGTGGGCTAACTCCGAAGTATCTTTTTAATATATGGTGATGATATGATCAATGAAAAATACAGTAATGAAGATGTTCCTATTCAAGATACATTTTATATGCAAAAGTTTATGGAGATTCAACGTCAAAATGTTGTATTATCAAATAAACTACGAGACTTATATGAAATTCTTGAGATCCGTGATGTTGTAGAAATGCATTTTGGGGATAAGTTTTTTAATATCTTAAATGATACACCTGCATGAATAAAATTAAACACTGGCAAGAGAAAATTGAATCAGTATCAGGAAGCAAAACTTTTTGCATATTGCCCTGGATACATTTTGCCACACGTCCCAACGGCGACATGCGACTATGTTGTAATGCTAACAGTAGTGGAGCAGGAACGGATCACGAAATTGGTCTAGTAAAAAACGAAACAGGTCGTCCTGCTAATTTTGGACGGGAAACTCCTATGAGCGCATGGAACAACAAATACATGCGAGATGTACGTTTAACTATGCTAGAAGGAAAGATTCCTTCTAGCTGTAGTAAATGTATTGCTGAAGAGTCTAAAGGTGTTGCTAGCAAACGTATTTGGGAAACAGGTACTTGGATAGAAGAAGGTCTTGATGTTGAAGAGCTTGTTAAACAAACAGAAGAAAATGGAACAATTCCTGAACGTCTTGTTTATCTAGATTTAAGATTAGGACATACTTGTAATCTTAAGTGTGTTATGTGTAGTCCTCATGATAGTAGCATGTGGGTTTCTGATCATAAAAAGATATATCCTCTATTTCAGACTAAAGAACTTAAAGATCAAATGGCATGGGATCAATCAGAGTTTAACAATAAATGGCACGAAAATCCAGACTTCTGGAAAGAAATGTATACTCAGATTCCTAATCTAAAACAAGTATACTTTGCAGGCGGCGAACCTTTGCTTATTAAGGAGCATAAACTGTTCCTTGAAGAAATTGTTAGACAAGGATACGCGGACAAGATCCTTGTACGATACAACACAAATGGATTATTAGTAAATGACGAAATTATTGAACTCTGGAAAAAATTCAAAAAAGTTAAAGTAGGGTTTAGCATCGATGCTGTCGGCGACCGTAATTACTATATACGCTATCCTAGTGATTGGGTTACTATCGAACGTAATCTTCACAAGTTAGATAACACTCCTGGCAACATACAAGTTAGCATTGCCACTGCTATACAAATACTAAACATCAAACACTTGCCTGAACTTGCCAAGTGGAAGATACAACAGAATTTTAAGAAAGTAAACTTTGAAAATATAACTGGTGGAATTGAAGCCGGCGGCGGAATTGTTAACATGCACTTGTTGTATATACCCACGTTCTTAAGTATTAGATGTTTGCCTGAATATGATAAAGAACAAGTGCGTAAGAGCTTTGCTGATCTTGCTACATGGTTGTATACTAACTACAGACAAGATGAAGACTTTTGGAAAAACAATCCTTACGGATGGAAACGCTGGCAGGCAGTATTAGACTTTATGGATGCCGAAGATCACACTGCTCAGTTACCTGCATTTGTTGAATATATTGAAAAGATAGAAGCTATACGTGATACAGATTTTGTTAAGACTTTTCCTGAGCTAGCACATTTGCTACAGTCCCCAATCTTATCTTAGGATTTTTAAAAATAGGATCAGCAAGCATTTTCTGAAACTCTGCGTATTCAGGATGAGTTGTCTTCCAAATGGTGCGCTGTTCATACGTGGTCTTATCCCAAGTATTCCAATCAATAACCAATTGAAAATCTACACTATAGAAATTTGGAAATCTGTCCAGGACTAATTGTGCGTAATCTTTCATTTCTTTGTAGTTTAGATCTTGAACCACATATTGTGTTAGGACATAGATATTAGGATTATTAGATATCTCATTGTTTATATAATCACAATTGTCTAACAATGTTGGCCAGTGTCCTCCACGGCGAACAACATCATATGTTTCTTCACGAGCTGCATCAAAGCTGATGCGTATAGCTCTAATTTTACTGTGCCATTTAGATATTCTGCGCCAATACGCAGGTGTAAGCATTACGCCGTTTGTCTGTAAGTCTAATATTAAATTGGGCCAAGGTGTTGGATCAAAGTTAACTAAAAAGTCTCGGAATATCTTAGAACCAAACGGATCACCACTGCCAGTGATATCTAGTGTAATATGTTTGTCATGCGGTTTGTCAAATACAGCATTAATAATTTTGTAGTGTAATTCTAGTTTACGTTCGTAATCAACACCTTCGTAATCGTATATCTTTTCAGTGCGACAACTAGGACAAGTTAAATTACAACTAGCATCGTTCTCAAACATAATATGTGTTGGAAATTCTGCTGGCTTAGGTGTATCTTCTATGTTGGGTAATCGATTGTCAGATATGTCGCCGCACACTGTATGATTACAATACCTAAAACTTCCATCTAGTATAGACTCACGAATTATAGTTGCTACTTCCCCGTGCCATATTTCTTCAAACGATTGTTCATTTAAATTACCAATACTATAAGGCAACCAGCTTGTGCAGCACATCCAACAACTACCATCGTCCCTAATAGACAACGTTTCAAAAGGTTTATTACAAAATTTGCCTTGTAAATTTTTTTGTTTAACTTTAAGATTAGCTAAATCATGCCCGCTATCTATTTTAAGCATTATAGTTTTATTTTTCATATATAGGAATTATAGTTGTTGCTTTCCACAGGTCTTCAAAGTCTGTGAACTCTTTGGCTTTAGGCACACACATACCACATCCGCATCTTTGGTTAGGGCAAATAATTGGCGTTACCGGTTTAGATAACATATCTTTAACTTGCGAGATAATAGTTTCAGTATCTCGCAAATTTCCAATAGGACCCCGGCCTGTGTGTGTTGCCTGACATGTTTGATGATGGAACACATTGCCTGTATGCTGCTCAACATGCATAAAAAACCAGTTAACTGTGCAATACCAGTCTTTAAACCAGTTGTTCACTAATTTGATATCTTGCCATTCATCTTCAACTTTACCCTGTGTGCATCTGCTACCACAACATGCACGACCTACGTTTGTACCCTCGGCAGATGTAGATGCACTACGAGGTTGCCCCATCCATTCAAAGAACCAGTTCTGTTGTTCTTCTGTGTATTCGTGGCTTGTTCTACGTTGATTGCCGTCGGCATCTTGAAACCATCCCTTTCGAACAATATTTCCATCTCCGATTGGCACAGGATTCAGTCGTGAAATTCCTTTAGATTTGAGTAGATTACATACTTCAACCGCCTCGTCAAAATAGTCGCAATGTAGCATTACATTTGCCTGAACACTCATCCCGGCATCATGCAGGCCTATAATATTTTTAATGCTTCTATCTTTTAATTTCTGATCAGCTTCACTATGCCAACTAACAGTAACGTGAACAAAATTATCTAAAATTCTTTTAGTAAATTGAGGCCCCCAAGAGCCGTTAGTAGTCAACCCTAACGCAAAATTTCCTTGTGTTTTTATATATTCTATCAATGGCCAAAAATTAGGATTGGCGGTAGGTTCGCCACCGGTAAAATCTATGCTGGTTATATCACCATATAGTCTTTTTGAATTGTACAGATCTGCATAGCTCTTGATAAAATCAAAAGTAGTTTTTAATTCTTCAAAGCTAGGATACGGACTATAGTTGTTATGACGTGTACTTTCACAGTAAGAACAGTCGTAATTACATCTGCGTAACATTTCCCAGGTTACAATAAATGGTGTGGGATTTTTTAATTTAATTGCTGTTGTTTTTATCATTGTTTTATCTTTGTTAACGGAATGTCTGCTGCGCAGGTGCAGTAATTCCTATCGCATATAATAGGGTTTATAGGTATTGAAAATGTACCTGCATATATGTTACCAAGACTACCACCGACTCTACAAGTCGCTCGGTGCACATCGCCGTCCCAATTTATCATTAGGCTTTCTATGCCTGCGTTGCAAGTCCAGCCCTTGAATTTGTTTAGATGCAATTTTATTACGTCGTTGGCATGCATAATTTCTACATCGTCTATTCTACAGTTAGCCTTTGCCGTGGCATTCTGTGAGAGAATCCATTCTAAGTCGTTACCATCATACCGCATATCGTCAAACACATTATGATCGCCCTCAGTCCAGCGTATTCTACGCACAGCAAATCTAATCCCTTTTTCTCGGAACTCTTTGACTACTTTGCGAACACTGTCCATATGATCGTAGTGAGCCATTATGTTAACAAAAAAGTCTGTTTGAGTTTTGTCATAGAACTCGTTAATTGTTCTCATCACACGCTGCCAGTCATATTCAAAATGCAGACTAAACACTAGGTGATTAAAATACATTTCGTTTTGCAAATACCAGTTAGCAGATCGAGTTCCGTTGGTTGTTAAGTTGACCCAGAATATATCCTTGCGTTTAAAGTAGTCTAGTAGATCTTCTATATCGGGATGCACACAAGGTTCGCCACCTGTTAAACTAATACGTAACGGTTTTCCAATTTCGCATAGTTTATCAACAGTTGTTTCTAGGATGTTAATATCTGTATGCGAACTAAAATTATCATGTATGCTTGAAGGGCAATATGTACAGTCGTAGTTGCAACGTTTGCCTAAATTCCATTCAACTTTTATTTGATCTTGATGCGGCCAAGAACTGGTTATTTTATACATACTGTTTAAATTCTGGTATAACTGCTAACAAATCTTGATTGCGAGTAGAGTCTAATGCAAAATTAAAATCTAAAAAGTCTTGCCACAAATTATTTTGATCCTTTGCTTGTAGATAGTTAATGTTATCTTGTATTTGTTGATGCGTAACTGTGCCTAACAGCGGGTTCTTTTTAACTGCGCTCCATGTATCTACTTGTGACTTAACTGCTAGAAGTTTTGTAATTGCTAGTGCTTTTAATTCTTGTGGTAACACTTGTGCTGACAGACAGTTGGGATAACTAACACGGTGGCTATAAAATATAATGTCCATGGTGTTAATAAAATAATCAATACATTCTGCGGCTTGTAGTATGTTGCCAGCTTGTGCTGTAAATGCCCCAACTACACGACTCACGTTAGGAATTTTTTTTATTTCTTTAATGTTTGCTTCAACTTGATTAAAGTCGCTGTTACCGCGAATGTAATTGTAAACATCGTGAATGCCATCAAGGCTGACATTAACGGCAATGCTTCTAAAATATGGCCAGTAGTCATGTATAGTCCTTCCTTTGCTAATTCCTAGCGTTGTGCCATTTGTGGCGTATTTTAATTCAATGTTAGCACCATAAGGCTTTAACATGTCTAAAATTTTATAATGTTGAGGATCCATTAGAGGCTCTCCACCTGCAAACTCTACTCGTCTAAAATGAGGTAGAAGTTTTTCAAAACTGGTCCACCAGTTGTCGCTATCGTCAAACTCTCCGATATACTTTCCGGGATTATCTACAAGCTCTGTAATAGTGTGTACTAGGAAATTATTTTCTTTCTTATAGAACGGAGTTACTTTGTCCCAGTCTTTCCAGTTAGTGCTATCTAACGGATTACACATGCGACACTTCAAGTTACACAAGTTGTTAAGTTTAATCTCCATTGTAGGAAATTCAAACGGCATAATTTCTTGTAGCGGTGTATCGGGATATAAGTTAATACGTGCTTCTGGAATAACTCCGTTAATATGACGTTGGCGCAAACTTTCTACACCCTGGTCTTCTAAGTCAAAGCAAGGTTTACAAACCTCAGGCCGTTCTCCGCATAAGACTTGTTTGCGAACAAGTTGCATGGTTTCATTATTCCATATTTCTTCTAGTGTATTATTTTGTATGAACCCAACCGGCGCACTACGACAACAGACTTTGACGGCTCCGTCTTCGCGTGTTGCTAACCCTGTAAAAGGGTGCATACAAAATGTTTTACTTTGCATTGATAATATTGTAAAGTTTTTTGGCCGCAATGCTATGTGCTATTGGGCCGGGATGGTTATTGTCGGACGCTAAATCTTCTGTATTCAAAATGTTATCACGTAACGCATTATTGATAAATTTGGGAATACTACCAAAGTATTCGCCAATGGTGACATCAATTACTCGATCTATCAACATCTCCGGTTTCGGTGGAGCCCAAAAAGGATAATAACGGAGTCCTAAACTATTAATATATAATTCTGCATGATTAATATAGATACCTGACCTAACATTGTTGTCGTAATTAGAATGAACCTCAGACCATTTCTTAAACAATTCGTCGTCCTGCCACGGTCCTATTTTTTTGTTCTTTTCTACTATATTAAAAATTACATCTCTATGAGAATAGGTCCAACCCACTACAACCAAGTCATCTTTCTTAAACCTAAACGACAAGATACGGGATAGTATCTCTAGATTACTACTACCCGGATCTCCGTTATTAATAGTTGTTCTGCCAGTTAATTTTCCTAACACTGCCGGCCATGATTGACTAGACGGATCATCTAATGCTAATCCAAGGGTAAATGAACAACCGAATGTTATAAGTCTTGACATGATATTGCCCATTGTCTTTCTTTACACCAAAAGCATTCGTTACAAACTGGAACGTATTGACCCGGTATATAGTTTTTATAATCAATGCCTACTATCTCGCCTTCACAACTGCGGGTAATTTCAAACAGATCCGTGAGGCCAAGCTCACTATACATTTTAACAATTTCTGACTTGTCTGTGAAGCGGAATGGATGATAAACCATAAAGCCCATGTGTTCCATTTCTGCCAAATGCTTGTTGTCCTCTGTAGGGTCAATGTCACGTTCACTCATACCATTGAATTGTGCTAATCTTGGGTTACGGGTTACTCCGTTGTAAAACGCATCTATGTTATATTTCTTACAAATATACTCTGCGTAAGCTCTTGCTTGAATGTTGTCACCGCTCACTTGCTTACCATACTCGTCGGTTAAGTTTGGTCCTACATTGCCGTACTCTAAATCGGGCGCAATAAAGTTAATATGCCGTTTAAATGTTGTATGATAGAAATTTTGAAATAACCATTTACACACAGTATCTGCATTGTCTTGTTGCCAAGGTTTGGTTTTCCAGCAACGTATATGATTAATGATATGTATAGTTATATTATGTTCTTTGGCTTTTTGGCAAACCATATAGGCAAGTAATGCGCTATCGGCACCGCCACTAACGGCAATGGCAATGTTTTTCCATTTTGGATTGAAGGGTACCTTGAACATGGATATATTTACACGAGTTATACTAGCACATAAATATTTCATGATTAACATAACCATGTGGCAATGCCCAAAAGGACTAATAGAACAAGCATTATCAGAGTGCCCAATTGAAGGTAGTCGCACTGCCTTGAATACTCCAACCGGTGACTTCTTCTATGACAGTTGGCAAATCAAAGATGAGTTTAAAGGTACAGCGTGGGAAGAACTACTATCTACTTTACCTTACACAATTGGAGAAGCTCGTGTTATTACACTTGATCCCAATCAAAGTTACATGTCCCACGCTGACATTGATAATCGTTGGCATTTAAACTTGTCGGGCGAGCAGTCATATTTGATAGATTTAGATAATCAAAAAATGTATAAACAACGTGTAGACAATCATTGGTGTTATATGTTTGCTAATAAAATACATACTGCTAGTAATTACGGTAGTGTACCACGTAAACAACTTGTAGTTCGCGAACCGTTAAAACGTAGCCACCACAAAAATTTAATCAACGTTGAAATTACTCCAGCATACGAACAGTTTGACTATCGTTATCAGTTTGACAATATTATTAGCCCGTGGCTGAATCGTAAGAATCAAGAAGGCGCTCTTGACAACTTTGTTTACAAAGATACGGTTGTATCCTTTAGTATAGCAGAAGATGTCCAAGGACAACTTGACGCAATTATTTCTAATAAGTTTAAAGTTATCTATGTTTAAAGTTGGAATTACTGGAACTACTCGCGGCCTCGGCCAAGCACTAC